GAAAATTGCAATTTGAGAATTATGAATCAGTTAAAAATACAATGCCACATTTTACAATCCAGGGTACTTTCCCAACTTTGAATGAATACTTATCAGCTTGTGGCAGAAACCCAAAGCAAGGCGGGCGCATGAAACGTGATTGTATGGAAACCGCATCTTGGGAGATAAGATCACAGCTTAGAGGTTATCACACCGACAATAGAGTAATTCTGCATTACATGATTTATGAGCCGAATATGAAACGGGATAAAGATAACGTATTTTGTATGATTTCAAAGTGCGTGTCTGATGCCCTTCAGGTATGTAAGGTGATTGACAATGACGGCTGGAAGAACATAGAGAACTTTACCCATGACTTTTTCATAGATAAGGTTAGACCAAGGATTGAGGTCTTTATAGAAGAGGTGACAGATGAGTGATAGCAGAGAAGATTGCAGACGGATGGACTTTGTAAGTAAGCATCAATTTCAGTGTATAGCTTGTAAGAACAGCTACAGAAAAAAGGATTGGTTTTTAGGAAGTGTTCTGCATTGTGATGTGGCTAATTCTGACATTGAAGAAGATGGATATTGTGAAGAGTATGAGGAAATGTAAGATGAACGAATTTGAAAAGGCGTGTAACACAGAGAACTATACGGGCGAAACATCACAGGAAAATGTAATCGAGTGGATAAGAGGCGATAAAAAGGTTACTGTCACTTTTGCCAACAACACCAGATATAACTCCAAAGTTAGGAAGTTGGCAGAGCAGTACCCGGATGAAGTGAAGATAGTAGCTGATAACTACGATGGCAGTTTAGTAGCGCATCTTCCGCTTTCCTACATCAAGGTATCTCATCCAAGAGTTTTGAGTGAAGAATCAAAAATTAAAGCTGCGGAAAGATTACACAGAGTACATGAAAATAATTTACCTCAAAGTGATGAATGTACTTGAAAGATTTAGGGTAAATTTCGATTTTTATTCTTTCCATGAGGAAATTATCATAAACGATATTTAATCGTGAAAATTAGCTTTTACACCCACGAAATAAATAGGTGTTGCATAAATTACTTACTAAGCACTTTATATATTGCAAAATATGTCCTTTATGGCTCAAGGAATATTATCACAGATCAGACTAAAAGCCATTTAGTATAAAGCCCCGGTGAGAATCCGGGGAGAAAGGAGAAACGTTAAGTAATTAAAAATATAGAAATATGTGAGTAAATATAGACAAATGTGTATAAGGATGGTGATGCTAATTGATTGTAAGTTACAAAACTGAAATCAATCCTACGCAAACACAGATACAGAAGATAAATCAAACGATAGGTACTTGCAGATATATTTATAATTTCTATCTTGCTACACAAAAAGAAAGATATGAACGTGGAGAAAAACTTCAATCAGCCATAGATTTTAGCAAGTGGTTTAACAATGATTATCTTCCAGACCACGAAGATATGTCTTGGATAAAAGAAGTTAGTAGCAAATCCGTAAAGCAAAGTATTACAAACGCTTATGGTGCTTATCAGAGGTTCTTTAAAAAACAAAGTAAATTCCCAAGGTTTAAGAAAAAAGGGAAGTCAGATGTGAAAATGTATTTTGTAAAAAACAATCCTAAAGATTGTGCTTGCGAAAGACATAGAATCAATATTCCTACACTTGGATGGATAAGGCTCAAAGAAAAAGGCTATATTCCAACCACTAAAAGCGGTTTAGTAATCCGAAGTGGAACTGTATCTGAAAAGGCAGGAAGATATTATGTATCTGTATTGGTAGACGTTCCACAAAAAGAAACAGAGAAGCCTACTAATCAAGGCATGGGAATTGATTTAGGTGTAAAGGATTTAGCAATTTGTAGTAATAAACAAGTCTTTGCAAATATAAATAAGTCTAAAAAGGTAAAAAGACTTGAAAAGAAACTAAAGCGTGAACAGAGAAGTTTGTCACGTATGTTTGAGAATAAAAAGAAAGGAGAGTCTACTCAAAAGAATATACAGAAGCAAAAGAGAAAAGTCCAAAGACTTCATCAAAGGTTAGATAATATCAGAACAGATTATATAAATCAGACAATAGCAAAGATAGTGAAAACCAAACCATCATATATAACTATTGAAGATTTGAATATATCTGGAATGATGAAAAATAAACATCTTTCAAAAGCAATAAGTCAACAGAAACTATATGAGTTTATGACTAAATTAACCAATAAGTGCCATCAAAATAATATTGAATTAAGAATTGCGGATAGATGGTTTCCAAGTTCTAAAATCTGTAATTGTTGCGGAAATGTAAAGAAAGATTTAAAGCTATCAGATAGGACATACATTTGTACTTGTGGATATGTAGCAGACAGAGATTATAACGCAAGTCTTAATTTAAGGGATTGCAAAGACTACAAGATAGCTTAAATAATACAAAACTACCGATGGCTTAGTCGGAAAGTTACGCCTATGGACTATACACGAACTTGTGAGTAGTTGAAATTTAACGAAAGCATATAGGAAGAAGTAGGAATTTTCTCAATGTGAGTATATTTACACACATTTTGAGTAGCAGAATAATGAAACAGAAGTCATTCACATATAACGCAGAAAACGTGTTGGACTGCTTTACTGTTGTCGGAATCGTCCACATGGAAAATGGTTGTTGCAAAGACCAGCCCGTTTTGATAACTGCAAATATTCTTCCAAACAACGAAACAAATTATTCTTGTCAGTGCGGTTGTGGAATGTGGTGTACAACAGGACACCCTACACCCGTGGGAGCATTAAGGGATTATCAAACAATGTCCAATGGGAATGTGCCATTGGAAGATGATTATCCATCAAAAAAGTAATATTAGGGGGAATTTTCATAATGGGGCAAGATTCTGATAAGAAATTCTATTGGATAAAGCTAAGGACAGATTTTTTTCAAGCTGATTCGCCAATTGATTTTCTAATGTCGCAAGAGAATGGCTGTCAGTATGTAGTCTTATACCAGATGCTATGTTTAAAAACAGCTAATACTCAGGGAGAGCTTACAACACACATCGGAGAAATGATTATTCCTTATGATGTGAAGAAAATTGTTAGAGATACAAAGTATTTTGACGTAGATACTGTAATGATTGCTCTGGAACTCTTTAAACAGCTTGGCTTGATATATGAGCAAGATAATGGAAACCTGAAAATAGCAAATTACAATCACATCGTAGGTAGTGAAAGTGCTACTCCATCAGCAATCAAAAAACGTGCTTACAGAGAGCGTTTAAAAGACAATGCTTATAACGTGGACAATGACGTGGACAAAATAGAGGACAAGGAAGTGGACAAAATGTCCGACAGAGTTAAGAGTATAGAGTCTAAGAGTTTAGAGTTAAGAGATAAAGATATTAATAACTCTTTATCATCTACTAAAGTAGATGATTGTCCTTCTTTTCAAGAAGAACCATCAGCAAAATATGTGTATCAAAACATTGTTGATCTTTGGAATACCCTTTCTGAGTTTGGAATACCAAAGTTGAACAAGATACCATCCGATTCACCTAGAGTACCTAAACTTAGAAAAAGGCTTAAGGAATATGGGGATGATTCTTTTGAGAAGATAGTGGAAGAAATCAAGAACAGCGATTTTTTACTTGGCAGAACACAAAGCAAGGGCAGACAACCTTTTAATATCAGTTTTGATTGGGTGATAAGCCCTACATATTACCCTCAGATACTAGAGGGAAAATACAGAAGTAAAGGAAATGTTCAGGCGCATACAGGGTCAGCGTTTGATTATATAGACATAGGAGAGTGAGAACATGAATAGAGATTTTCTTAAAAAGCAGATGATGAGATTAGAGGCAAATTACGGAGCAGAGAGATTCAAGATTACCAAGGAGATGTTTGAAATCTGGTATGAGTTGCTTTCTGATTTTGTGGAAGAAGGTGTTAAAGCATCAGTTAATGACTATATCAGGGAAAACGAATACCCGCCAACAGTGGCAAGTATTATTAAGATTTACAAAGAGAAAGAGCGTATTCGTGAAGAAAACAAGAAATACGTATTAGGAAAGTATAAGTATGTTTCAGGATGGTTTGATGAAGAGCCTAATGAAGAAACATACCTGGTATTTAGGGGTTATCTGTATAAGTTTCCTATCAAGCTGGTTAAGGTTAAGACGGATGAACTTGTGGAAAAACTTCTCGATTATTACCACGGCGCAGAAAACCCTCATGAGTGCATGAGTATATTGGAGTTTGTGAAAGGCATGGAATGAATGCAGAAAGACAGATTATAGGCTCGTTGCTGCTTGATTCAACGAGAATAGATGATATTCACCTGATAAGCCCTGAAATGTTCACTGAATCGGTGCTTGGCGATATTTTTAATCTCTATAAAACTGACAGAAACACAGATGCACTTGCGATAATAGCAAAGCTCAAGAGCGATTTTATGACAGAACAGATGCTTACACAGCTTATCAGCGATCTTGTCACTGAACATGATGCGGCGATATCTGATAATAACTGTGAAGAACTGATTTTTAATCAATATCGTTCTCAAAGGGTTAATGAAGTCCTAAATAAGACTCTGGTTAATCCTCAGAATATCGATAAGGCAATTTTAGAGCTTGAAGAATCTTTGGAAAGTTTCAAAAGACCGCCGGAGAAAACCAAGTATAAGACTCTTGGAGAATTGACAGCATATAAGAGTGATTATTTCGTTGAACATGAGAGAAGTAATCTGAAAATCGGATTTGCAAAACTTGATGAGGCTATTGGTGGGCTTGATAATGGCGATGTATCTGTGATAGCTGCCAGACCCGCAGTAGGTAAATCAGCTTTCTCTTTGCAGATGATTAGGAACTTTGGCAAGAGTGGGTTTAAGGTTGGTTATTTCAACTTGGAAATGTCTGAAAAGCAGATATATGAGAGAACAATCGCAGCCACAAGCGGTATAGATATGACGAGAATAAGGATGGCAACAACATTTCTGAATGACGAAAAAGAAAAATTTGATAAGGGAAATGAGAAACTTGCGGAAGAGAACAATGTTGTTACCATTTTCGGAACACAGACAATTGACTCTATCAGGGCGATTCAGAAAGTTGAGCAGTTTCAGGTAATCGTGATTGACTATATGCAACTTATAAAATCAACCAGGCAGAGAAATAACAGGGCATCGGAAGTCGGCGATATATCGAGAGGACTCAAGGCAATAGCGACAGACTTTAATATCCATGTGATTGCTTTGTCACAGCTTAACAGATCAAGCGAAATGTTAAAGGATAAAGAGCCTTTTATGTCAGAGCTTAGAGAATCCGGCGATATTGAGCAAGACGCATCGGTAATCATGATGCTATGGAATACTAACTCAGAAGATTTGTCAGAAAAGAAAATCAAGGTTGAGAAGTCAAGAAATGGTTATTGTGACAAGATACCGCTTTACTTTGACGGAAAACACATGACTTTTTCCACAATCAACGTTGAAAAAAGTGGTGATTTCCACGAAGCACCAAAAACTCAGGAAGAAGAAATAAACAATTTGTGGAGTTGAGTATGAAAAAAGAGCATAAACCATTGTTTGAAATCATAAATACTTTTTGGGTGCTGTTAAAACCATATGCCAAGGGTGATGATGAAAAAAGCTATAAGAAAATCATGAGCGATATGTTCAATATGCTCATCAAAGACCGGGGCGATAAGTTTACGGATGATTGGTATAAGTCAACAAAAGAGATTATTGATTATCCTGATAACTTTAAGGGCACAGCATATTGCGAATTTGCTGCGGAACTTGCTATGGCAATGTTGGACTATTGGACTTGCGAATACAGACTGACAGCAAATGGCAAGGCAATAACCTATCATGACTTTGCTCTGTATATCAGCAGACCATTTATCAACGAATGGGAGAGAAAACGTGAATCAGAAAATAGTCCGTGAAAAAGACGGGCAGTTAAAGATTAAATACGGCGTAGACAGGTCAGTTTATATGGCTGATTACTACCAGAAAACCAAAGAAAAACGAAAGGAAAACTACAATGCGCAGACACAATATCTTAGATGGATAGAAGTTAAGAAAACCATGAACAGATTAAAAAAACAGATAGGCACTGTAAATTTTGATCTAATCATGGGCGAGATTGGAAAGTTAGAAAAATATAAACATGAAAAGTTTTAGGCGAATATTAAAGGGCTGCTTTTCAGGAATCGCTTTTAGATTCTTGGATTGCAGCTTTTTATTTTGGGAAAGGATGAAGTAATGAAAGAGATTTGCGGTAACTGCAAGTGGAGTAAGCAAGATGTACCATTTGGGGAATTTACGTGCCATAACGAAGAGTCTGATTGCTATGGCTGTGAGTGTTCTTACACAGATTCTTGCATTGATTTTGAGAGTGAGGATGAAAGCGAATGACTTACGAGGACTTTTTAAAGAGCAAGGAATTACAGACTATTCAGGCGGGATTTGATGTTGATAAAGATGATCTCAATAAAAACCTTTTCGATTTTCAGAGAGATATTGTTGCGTGGGCGTTGAAAAAGGGTAAGGCTGCAATTCTTACAGGGTGCGGCACAGGCAAGAGCTTTATGTTGCTTGAATGGGCGTATCAGGTACACAAAAAGACAGGCGGTAACGTGCTTATCATATCGCCATTATCCGTGGTAAATCAGACCGCTAGAGAGGCGGAAAAGTTTGATATCTGCCATGTGAATATATGCAGAACACAGGCAGATGTTAAAGGGGGGCTGAATATCACCAATTATGAGATGGTTGAACATTTTAACCCTAATGCGTTTATGGCGGTGGTGCTTGATGAGAGTTCAGCACTTAAATCATACAATGCGCAGACTACAAACGACTTCATAAAGTGGTTTGCAAAAACACCTTATAAGTTGATGTGTACTGCAACAATCGCACCTAATTCTTATACAGAAATAGGCAGTAGTAGCGAATTTCTTGGAATTATGACGAGAAGTGAAATGCTTAGTTCATTCTTTGTTCATGATAGTGGAAAAACATCTGAATGGCGGTTAAAGAAAGCTGCAAAAGTGAAGTTTTGGGAATGGATGGCAACGTGGGCTATGTACTTCAATAGTCCGGCTGATTTGGGATATGACGTTGATGGTTATGATCTTCCACCACTTAATATACATACGATTCTTACAAAGTCAGAAGTAAACGACTATGAGATGTTTGTAAAGGTTGCGGAAACTCTGGAAGAACGCAGACTTGCAAGAAAAGAGTCTATGGAAGATAGAACAGATAAGGCGTTAGAGCTTACGCAATCAGATGATAGCCAATGGCTGATATGGGTTGACTACAACGATGAGTCAGATATGCTCCGTAAGAAAATTACAGATTGCGTAGAAATAAAGGGTAGTGATGAGCCTGAGAGAAAAGCACAGGCAAGCATAGATTTTTCAAACGGAGATATACGTTGTTTGGTATCAAAACCCTCGATATTTGGATTTGGGAGTAACTTCCAATCTTGCCATAACGAGATATTCTGCGGTTTAAGTGATTCAATGGAGCGTTTTTATCAGGCAGTTAGGCGTTGTTGGAGATTCGGACAGATACATGAGGTTAATTGCTACATCATTCTGTCTGAAAAAGAGATGGCAATTCTTGAAAACATCAGGAAAAAGCAAGCTCAGATGGATGAGATGCAGAAACAGATGACAGCACTAATGAGAGATGTAACTTTGTCGGAAATTAAGCATACAACAAGAATCACGACTACATATAAGCCTACAAAAGAGCTTACAATACCAAATTTTATAAAAGGAGTATGAAATGGCAAAAATCATAGATCAGTATTCAACAGATATGTACACCTTGATATGCGGTGATACTACAGAGGTTATCAAAGATATTCCAGATAACTCAGTAGGATTAGAGGTGTTTTCTCCACCGTTTTCTCAACTTTATGTTTATTCAAACTCAGATAGGGATTTGGGAAATTCAAGAAGTGATGAGGAATTTTTCACACATTTTGAATTTATCGTAAAAGACCTATACAGAATCTTGATGCCTGGGCGCATTATGGCTGTTCATTGTATGCAGATACCAGCTATGAAGGAGCGTGACGGGTATATAGGCATAAAGGACTTTAGAGGGGATTTGATAAGGCTGTTTCAGAAGTGTGGATTCATTTATCACAGCGAAGTAACTATTTTTAAGTCACCCGTAGTAGAAATGCAAAGAACAAAGGCACTTGGATTACTTCATAAACAGATAAAGAAAGATTCAAGCAAATGTCGTGTGGGGCTGCCTGATTATGTTGTATTCATGAGAAAACCGGGCGAAAACCCCGAGCCAATTTCTCATACTAATGAAACATTCCCTGTAGGTGAATGGCAAGAGGTAGCTAGTCCAATTTGGGAAGTATATCCATCTGAGGAATGGTGGAATAGAAGAAGTGACCCACAGGATATATATCCTTATCCAATTTGGATGGATATAAATCAATCAGAAACACTTAATAAGGTGTTCAGTGACCCTGATTCTGAGAAACATCTCTGCCCTTTGCAGCTTGGGGTAATTGAACGAATTGTAAAGCTTTATAGCAATGAGGGCGATGTAGTTATGACTCCGTTTGCCGGAATTTCATCTGAGGTGTATCAGGCAGTAAAGATGAATCGCAAGGGCATAGGAATTGAGCTTAAAGAAACTTACTACCAACAGGGCGTAAAGAATATGCAATCTCTGGATTTAGAACGTAATCAGATGGATATATTTGATTTTATCAAATGAGGTGAATATGGAAATTTGGAAAGAAATACCCGGATTTGAGGGAAGATATGAGGTTAGTAGCTTAGGTCAAGTAAGATCAATGCCTAGAGATGTGAATAACCACACAGGAATTATTCATCTTAAAGGAAGAATACTAAATCAAAGATATAACCATAAGGGTTATAAGGTGGTGAATTTACTTGATTGTGAGCATAAACACAAATACAGACTTGTTCACAGACTCTTGGCACAAGCATTTATACCTAATCCAGAAAATAAGCCACAAGTGAATCACATTGATGGGATAAAAGACCACAATGTTTTAGAAAACTTAGAGTGGGTAACGAATGGTGAAAATCAAATTCATGCGTATGCAACAGGATTGAATGTTCACTCAGATAAAGCTGGCAGACCCAAGAGAGCAATACTCCAAATTGATAAAAATACAAATGAAGTAATAAAGAGATTCGATAGTTTTTCAGATGCAGAGAAAGAATTTGGTAGCTATTCGACAATAAGAAGATGTTGTGTTGGCTCATCTCATACCGCTTATGGATATAAGTGGAAGTATGAGGAAAATTATGAATCACCAAAATGCAATGTTGATGAATGTAGTAGCAACGTTTGGGCGAGAGGATTTTGCCATAAACATTACTTGAGATTTATGAAATATGGCGATGTTTATACAACTAAAACAGTTGCACACGGAAAAGAATACTACCGATACAAGGACTAAAAAGGGGGTGATTATATGTACGAACAGTTTAGTATTTTTGATACTTTGCGCAAGCCGTTTACAATCGACAAGCCAATCAGACTTATTGAACTGTTTGCCTAGAAATAGGCAGGATACGGTTCACAAGCTATGGCACTAAAAAGACTTGGTGTGAATTTTGAACACTATAGAGCAGTTGAGTTTGATAAATATGCAATGGCAAGTTTGAAT